CGATCCGGATCTGGTTCCGATCGTCTACTCCCGAATGATCGGCGAGGTGGCCTATCCGATGTGCCTGGTGCTCGTCTTGGGCACCTATCACTACACCCGGCGAACACGCCTTGAGGGCGTCGCGCCGAAGCCATGGGCAACGCTCAGATGGTAGCTGAAATGAACAACAATGACGCGCCGGCCGATCGACAGGTCGACCACGATCAGTCGCTTCCTAACGGCCTGGTAGCAGAAGCTCTTCTGCGATCACGTCGGTTGCGTGACGAGATTTTCCAGGGTCATACCGACGGCTTTGGTGAGCCGGCCTGGGACTCGATGCTACTGCTCTACGCCGAGAAAGCGAGGGGACGGCCTGCGGTGTCAGTTGAGGAGCTGCTCGCCGTGACCTGCGCTCCGGCAGAGATAGCTAATCCTTACATTGCTTGGCTGACGTCGCATCAGCTGGCGGAGCGGGATGGTAGCAACATTGCGCTGACCGACCGGGGCCAGGCATTGATGTCGTCATATCTCTGCCGAGAAGGTCTAGCATGAGGGCCAACGGGAGGAGAAACTTGCTCGCGGTTCTCGGCGTTCTTACGTGCGGAGCAGGTGTGCTAGATGCCTACAACAATGCTTTTGTCGATATGGCGCCATCGACGTTTTTCTTTTGGGGGGCTAGTTTCCTCACAACGTCAGTGCTTCGGAGGAAGGAACGGAAGTGAGTTACCAACCTTTACTGCCGCCACCGTCACCTCGGGATAGGTCCGCTGACGTCCGGCAGGTCGAGGTCGATCCTGAAATTCGCTCGATGATCGAGTTCGTAATGGCTAGGTCCCGGGAGGATCAGCGCGAGTTCGAGCGGCGATCGCTTCGAATGATGCGTAGTTGGCAGGACCGAGATCTCCATCGACAGATGGAGGAAATTAAGAAGACCAACGACCATTACCGGATGCTTCGATTCACCCTAGCTTTCCAGTTTGTCGCGCTTGTAGTCCTGGCGTGGAAGACTTGGGCGGTACCGCTGCGCGCTAGCGGTCTGGCAGACTTCCTACCGTATCTCTGGGACTCGTCTGCTATCGGTTGGCAAGTGCCTGCAGCGATAGCCTGTGGGACCATACTGAGTCTTGCCCATGTTTGGGGCTTGATCGAGTTCGAACCTTTGGGCCAGGCTGACGACGCCTGAAAGGCTGGGGTATCGCGGGGGTATATCGCTACACCGGGAGCCCGAGAACGACGCTTTTCCGCGGGTCTTGAGTACCTGCGGCGGAGGGTTCCTCCGCCGCAAAGCAAACTGGAACGGGATGACGCAGTGCAATTTCGTGTAGTCGTAGCCGGCGAGAGCGCCATGTATGTTTATATGAGAACCGAACCGTTGACCGCTGGCGATAGGTTCAAACTCACCCCCGAAAGCCCAGACGAGATTCGTGTTCGACATTTTGCATTCGATCCGGTCGGCCCGGACAGCCCTGAAATGCTGATTGTCGCAGACCGCGTGATGTAACGATGCACGCAATGGTGGGTAGCATGAGATGGCGCCGAACGTAGACACTGCGGACGAGGATCTTGATGCGCCATGGGACGAACTTGCGACGTTGTGGCGCGTAACGGAAAACAACGCGGTCCAGGCAGCGAGGAAATGCTTGCCGTCGCGACGCTTCGCGAAATAGTGCGTCTCGCGGCAATGATGAGGCCGTCAGAACGAAACGGCCTCCGTATTGTGCTGCCAGATCGAGATTGTTGGCCGTACGGATATTTTGGAAAGCAGCAGCTTGCTGGGTTGATACAGCTTGAAGCACGTTAGTTCGCGCGCCGTAGCGGGCAGGTCGCGGCGGAGGGGTTCTCCGCCGCGGCAATGTCTGATTTGGGAAGGAAAGCGGCCAGTCCGCTTTCGGGCGACCAGCTACGGTAAGCTGCCGTTCGTTCGGGTGAGAGGCGAGTGGCTGGGGTTAAGACCCTCCGACCCTTCCCTCAAACTCTGTTGACGGCAGGCCTACCACTGAAAGCGAGCGGGGGCGGCCACCGGCCCCGCTCGCTACTTCACTTCCGCCGCGCGACGCCGGAGCAGCTCGCGAGTGTTGCGGGCATTGTCGCTGCGATGAAGTGCAGCGCACCAGCGGTAGGCGTGGTCGCGGCGTTTGAACTCACCGTATAGCATCGTCTCGCCATGCGAGTAGAACATGGCGTTGGGACGATCTATCTCGCGGATCAGACGCTGCGCCACGGCATAGGTATCGTTGACCGTGGGCATCACCCAAAAGGTGTGCTCGATCACCTTCACGCGCTGCGTTTCAGCTAGCACGGCCATCTCCGTGCGCTTGTCGATAGGCGCACCACCCTCCATCTCATTAATCGTCTTGCGGGTGACGCCAAGCACCTTGCCAAGCCCCTGCTGCGCATAGCCCATACCCTTGCGTAGGGCCTTCAAATCTTCACCAGTCATAATTCTTCCTTTCGGAATGGTTTATGTCACGAAAGGTTACATCAGTTAAACGTCATGTAACATAAGGTTACATTTCTGAGCCACGGGAGGGGACAGTCGAGCGCGACCGTCCCCTATCGATCATAGGAACAATTATACCGCTTTCCCGGCCTTTTGCCGCGGTGATAGGAAACGGCCGGGGTGTCGCGGGGGTATGTCACGCCAACTCCCGTATGAAGCTGGCGGATTTCTCAGGGGCTCGGTAAGCCGCGGCCGAGGGGATCTCCGCCGCGGGGTGTCCGATATTGTTGAGACGCGAACTTGGCGGGTGCAACTGCCCGACGTGTCGGTCTCTCCCCTCCACACTAATGATCGTGTCTTGCTGATTCTCGCCACCTTTGCGGTGACGAAGGCCGCGCAGGTGAACGCGCGGCCTTGCCGGTTGATCGGTTTTTTACCTAACGGTGAAATTCCTCGACGCCGGACAATTCGATCTCATGATCTGCTTCATTCAAAGGTCGAGTTCGGCGCACGCTGCGCTACAATGAAGTGAGCACCATCCATTCCGCAATGAACTCGCCTGGCTGCTGCGCGTCGTCAAGAAACAAAACGAGCGGGTTCGAGGTGTCGTTGATCGTTGCGGCGTAGGTGTCGTCAGGGCTTACCAGCACGAAATACCCCCCGGGTGAGTCTGGTTCACTTCTCTCACCTGACGGACCGCTTTGCTTGAGCAGGAACTGATCGGCCAATTCAAATGACGTACAATCACAATATAGTTGGCCGATCCCGAAGCCTCCTCGAATATTCACGTAGCTGCCGTTCGGGCCCATGATCTTCAGCAGCGCTGGGTTGCTCGGATCGAATGAGAAGAACTGGAACGGCACCGCCGACAGCGCGGAGGCAATGAGGGGCAGGCCCTGCGCGTCAGGTGGCCCGATCGTTATCCAGTTGGCGCTGCCGGGCATGATTGGCATCTGCATCGCGTACGTCGCTTGCAGGACGGGTGCCGGGCCTGCCGCCTTTTTGCTTGCAGCGGGGGGTGTGGAGCGCTTGTCCTCGATCACGCCGGCGCCCGGTACAAAGCGACCGTCCGACGTGTTGCCGTTCCACGTCGGATAAGTGGTGGTCAGCGCGCCAGGAGGATTTGGCCACCATTCGGGCTCCTGCACCGCGGTCCAGTCGTTGCCCTTAGCTTCCGAGTAGCCCGCCCAATTCCAGTTCAGAACCCCTAACGGCGCCCAAGAGGATCCCATCGCCGACGAACAGAACATTAGATACATCTGATACTGCTCGCGCGTGATCACCTCGTTGCCGATGTAGAAGGCTTGGAATCCAGCGGGCGGTATTGGCAGCTGCATCCCAGGCGAGTCGGTGACCGAGATCAGTGCGCCTGCCTGCCCGGTCGCCAGCGGCACCGTCACGTTCTGATAGATGTAGCTGCCGCTCATCCCCGTATCGACAACCGACTGCCCGTTAATATTTATGTGCTGCGTCTGGTTGTTCTCGGTCAGCCACCGCGCATTCTGCGCAATCTGAATGAAGGCGAGCGTCCCGGACGCCGCCTGCGTGCCCGACACGTTGGCGTTGATAACGATGCCTGGTCCATTGAAGGGCGAGATGAACTGGAGCATCGTCCGCTGGTTAGCATCCTGCCAGACTTCCGGCGCCCCGGTCGCTGCGGCGAAGTTGGTAACCGTTGGCGCCGTCACCTGAAGCGTGCGGGTGACTACCGCAGTGCCGCGGGTGGTCGAGATCTGGACGGAAACGACGAGCGGCCCCGGTTTGAAAGGCGTGAACCACAACGGATTGACCACGAGCTCGGCGGGGTTAAACGGCACCGGCCCCCCCACCTCTTCGGTGGCTTGAAACGTCTGAATGATGCTGGTCATGTCGACCTGCCATTCGACGCTCAGGATGGGCAGATTAGACACTGCCATATGCTGTGTAGCTTCGCCGATAGTGCAAAACCCGTCGCCGACGAGCGAAAGCGTGCCATCCTCCCCGTAAATTCGGCACTCGATGCCGAAAGTCGGCTCTGCTGCAGGATCGTCTAACTTCGAAGCGTCGTTCGTCATAGCAACCCCTCTTTTATCGCGGCGGACCGCCCGCCTGCTTGCGTCCGTAATTTGAGCACAATGACAAGAGAATCTAATGTCCGCAATTGGACGTAAGCGAGCCAGCACAGAGGTTTGATCCATCTCCGATCAGTTTCGTGTCAGAGTGCAGCTCGCCCGGGGTATTGTCGGGGTACATCGTGGCATAGTCTTCTCACAAACCGCGGAGTTCTGCGGGGTTTGGTCGGCTGCGGCGGAGGGGGCCTCCGCCGCAGGTCAAAAAAAGGGGGGAGTGCTATGCCAACCATAACAGATCCAATGGACGGACTAACGAGCTTTGCGCCGGCGTTCGCCGCAAAGAAACTTGAAGTAGAGAAGTGCCGGCTCGACCCTACGATCTGGGTCCACCTTGATTCTCCGCAGGGCACGCCGCGCTTTACGTATGTTCGAGCACGTGGCCACAAGGTCACGGCAATGGTTATCCTTGTCCCGGTTGAGCCGATCGAGGGTGTGCCCTGCTTTGGCGTCGGGTACGCCGTTCCGGAGGACGAGCGCGGGAAAGGCCATGCTACCGAGCTTGTCACAGCTGCTATTGCGGAGCTGCAAGCGGGATTTGCAGTGCACGGACTAACCGAATTTTGGGTTGAGGCCGTTGTGGATCAGGGGAACATCCCATCTCAAAAGGTCGCGGCGGCTACTTTGTCTTCATCACCGCGACCAGGAACTGACAGTTTATCTGGAACGCCAATCTTCGTTTACGCCCGGCGCTATGGCGCTGATATCTAGACGCAGCGCTACCGATCGCCTTCCTTCCATGCGCCCGATCGGCGCAGCTGTGCCTTGAAGCCGTTAAGCGAAGCCGTGACGGTTTGCGCGCGCCCAATTTCGTGAGTGCCGTTGATGCCAGTCCAGAACTGCGTCAGCGGCCACGCCTCCGGACAATGCGGCAGCAAAACGCGTAGCGCCAAACGGATCGCCGTTACGGCCGCTGGTCTTTGGCTGCGGCCGCTTCGGCTTCGGCTAGAACGTCGACGGCAAGCCCTACGGCAACCCTCTCGTTTTTCGTCATGACTCCACCTGGATTTATCCGGCACCGCGCCGTGCGACCGATTCGGGAAGTCCTAGTCTAATCGCACGACTCTCCCTATGTTCTCCCTGGGGAATGCGGGGGATTAATGGGCGTATATTCAGAGGTGCTACCGGCCAAGACTAGCCGCAAACAGCAGGCCCTGGACTACATTTCAGAATACATTCTTGAGCACGGCCGCAGTCCAGCAATGGGCGAGATCGCGCTTGCTCTGGGGGTGAGCGACACGAGGGCGAAGGCACTGGTGAAGAAGCTGGCGTTCGAGAAGATGATCGAGCGTGCGGCCGGGGCGCAACGTGCGATCACTGTGCCCGGGTTGCTCGAACGCCAGTTGCTCGAACGGATGCGCAGTATGGGCGTGGTCGTGGACGACGATTTTAACAACCGCGATCGCTTGCGGCCGTTACCACAAGGTCATCTCCCGCTCGTGGCAATCCTCGAGCATATCCCAGACGTCGACGCCGGGGATCCTCATGCCACACCAACCTACTGACGGGCCGTTCTCGCTCGCTGCTTCCCTCGAACGCGAGGGGCAGCGCGTTGCGCACCTGGTGCTTGGTGAACCGCGTCCGAAACCAAAGGGCGCGAACCGGCGCAAGAAGGGTAAGACGCCGGCGATCGTGATGCTCGAGCCCGGCATCGAGGAGCGCGTGCAGCTGCGCGAACGCTGGTCGCACAAGACGAACGGCACGGCTGAGACGCACGAATACGCCGCTGCGCAAGCGCGGCGTGAGGGTTCGCTCGCCCGCCTCGTCGGTACCGGTGCGATCGACGCGCACCAGCTCGCCGCGGCGGATCAGATCGCTGAGGCGTACCATTCCATCACGGCCGAGGTTGCGGTGCGCACTGCGAACTTAGAGCCGCGCAGCTCGGGCGGCGGTCCGCACAGCGCTTCGCACGCGCCAATCGCTGCCGTAATTCGGGAGCGCGCATACGCTCGTTGGCGTAAGGCAGTCGCTCCGCACGGTGCGATGCTGCTCGCGATCATCGTCGACGACGTGGCGCTGACGTCGGCCGCGCGGGACTCGCGCATGTCCAACCGACGTGCGCGCTCGATCCTGGTCTCAGCGCTGGACAGCTGGAAGCGCTGCTAGGGGTTACCTTTGGGGAACTTCCCACAAGGTCACCTCCCAAAACGGTCACGTAACTCGCAAATCGACCCCGCCACAGTTGCATCTGTTTGGCACGGTCCGCCCCCCCTGAAGGGCCGTGCGGTTCGCAAGAGGAGGTCTGATATGCATCACGATCGTCCGCGGCCAGTTGCAATGCGGCCTGCCCAGCCGAGCTCGAACCTGGCCGATCAGCTAGAACGCATCACACCGCGGTTCGATGAGCTGACCCAACGAGCACGGCTGGGCATTGATTCTGCTGACCAATACAACGAGCTCGAGGAACTGGCGCAAGGCATCGCCCGCGACCTCCTTGAGCCGTTCCGGGGCACCGCCGGTCGCACTGCCCGTCCGCCCCTCTATCTCAGTGCCGACGGCACAAAGGCAGGCTGGTAATGGCTATCCCGTTCGATGCTATGCGGCGTGCAGTTGATGCGGGCCATGCGGACACCGCACTGATCGGCGTGCCGGTCAGCCTGATGCGGGAGATCCTACAGCTCCTGCCGGTCGAGACGATCGCCGCCATCACCGCGCCGACCGCGCGCCAGGGGACGCCGGCATGACCGCCAAGCCGCACCCCGCCGCGATCGACGTCGCCGGCACCCCGTACCTTCGGGATGCCAAGGGCAGCCTGGTCCCGCTCGCAGCGGTGAAGCCGGTTGACCTACTCATGGACGAGACGGTGCGCGCCATCCTGACCGATGCGCGCGAACTTTCCGCCCTCATTGCCGCGTTCAAGGCGCGGACGTTCGAGCGCGTCGGTGCCTTCCAGGCGCTGCTCGCGCAGGAGTACGGCACGACCGTCGGCGGAAAGAAGGGCAACATTACGCTGCTGACCTTCGACGGCCGCGAACGCGCCCAGGTGCAGGTCGCCGACCTTCTCGAGTTCGGGCCCGAGCTGCAAGCCGCCAAGGTCTTGATCGACGAGTGCCTCATGGGTTGGGCAGGCGGCTCGCCGGTCGAGCTGCAAGCAATCGTCAACGGCGTCTTCCAGGTCGACAAGGAAGGCCAGATCAATCGGGCCGAGCTGTTTCGCCTGCTCCGGCTGGACTTCGACGACGCGCGCTGGCTGCGTGCAATGGAGGCGATCAAGGACTCGATCCGCGTCATCGGCTCGCGCACCTACGTCCGCTTCTATGACCGGCCGGCGCACGACGCGCCGTGGCAGCCCGTCACCATCGACCTCGCATCGGCGAAGATCGATGCTGCTTAAGGACCTCTGGCAGGTCAACATCCTCGAGAAGCGGCTGGTAGAGAAGCGAGAGCAGCTCGCCCTGGTCGCGGACGGCAAGGCACTCGCGGTGGCGATCCAGTCGACCTACCAGCCTGAGGAAATGATCGAGGCCGTCCGGCCCGTCGTCGCCACCTACCTGAAAGCCACGATCGCCGAGATCGAGGCGCAGCTTCGGATCCTCGGCGTCGAGGTCTCGGCCGCGGGCGATGGGTAAGCTCAAGACCTTACCAGCACGGCTCACCAGCCTGCCTCCTGTGCTTTCCTACCTACCGTCAGGCGAGCAGGGGCGTACGGGCTGCGGACGTACCGAGGCTAGCCCTTGGCGTGCCTGGTACAACACCCAGCGCTGGCGCAACCTGCGCCTGGCCATCTTCAAGCGGGACCGCTTCACCTGCCAATGGCCCGGGTGCGGCCGCATTGACGGCAACACGTCCCGACTGATCGCCGATCACCGGAAGGCGCACCGCGGCGACGCCGCGCTCTTCTGGGACGAGGGCAACCTGCAGACGCTCTGCAAGCCATGCCACGATGGACCGAAGCAACGCGCCGAGATGGGCGGCCGAGCCTGACCCCCCGGGGGGGCAAAGTTTTGACCGGGGCGCTGCCCCTATACCCGTAGGCCCTCACGCGCAGATTATTTCCTGCCGGGGATTTCGGGGTGCGTACTTTCGGGCCGGGAGGGCTGAGCGATGGCAGCCCGAAAAACACCTGCCGAATGGGCACGCATCGAGCACGAATACTTGGCGAGTGAAGACTCGATCCGCGAAATAGCTGATCGGCACGAGATTTCCGAAGCGGCTATTCGGAAGCACGCTAAGTCGAAAGGGTGGGCTCGGCCGGTACGTATGCGCAAACCGGTGCGCACTTTGCTCCCCGTCGCTCGGCCGGCGCCGGCGGAACCGATCGAGCCGCGCGAACCGGTCGACCCCGCCACGATCGCCGAGCACGCTCGCCAGTTAGTCGGCCGGATGCTCAACGAGTTGGACGCGGTGACCAGCTACCAGGGCGATCTCGAAGAGGCGATCGAGATCCTCACTGCCAATGACGAGAACGATCAGCGGCGCGATGCGATGATGAAGGCGGTGTCGCTGCCGGCGCGCTCGATGATCGTGAAGAACCTCGCCGCTTCGCTGAAGGTGATCAACGAGACTGCCGCGCCGACCAAGGGGAAGAAGGCGCAAGCGCAGGATCGTGCCGCAGCCGCGGGTCGCAAGTTCGGCGCGATCGGCGCCCCGACGAAGACGATCAACTAGCGTGGTGAAATGGTCGACGGCGTGCCTGGACTGGAAACGCCGCATCCGAGAGCGGCGTACGCTGATCCCTTTCACACCCCTGTTTCCCGCCTCGGCCGAGGCGAAGATGGCCGTCTTCACATCGCTCAAGATTGCTGACCTCGGCACCAATCCGGCGACCGACGACACCTGGACGATCGGTGACAGCGCGGACGAATGGCTGCTCGACTTCGCGGCTGCCGTGTTCGGTGCCTACAATCCGGAGACGGGCGAGCAGATGATCCGCGAGGGTCTGCTGCTAGTGTCGAAGAAGAACACCAAGTCGACGATCGCGGCCGGCATCATGCTGACCGAACTGATCTGCGGCTGGCGGCCGTCGGACGAGAACCTGATCCTGGCGCCGACGATCGAGGTCGCCGGCAACAGCTTCAAGCCGGCGTGCGACATGATCCGCGCCGACGAAGAGTTGAACGATCTGCTTCATATCCAGGAGCATGTTCGACTAATCACGCAGCGCCAGACCGGCGCGACGCTGAAGGTGGTCGCGGCCGACGCGGCGACGGTGTCGGGCAAGAAGGCCAGCCGGGTCCTGGTCGACGAGCTTTGGCTCTTCGGCAAGAAGGCCAATGCCGACTCGATGTTGCGAGAAGCGTGCGGCGGTCAGGTGTCGCGCCCGGAGGGCTATACGCTCTATCTGACCACGCAGTCAGACGAGCCGCCCGCCGGCGTTTTCAAGGAGAAACTGGCCTACGCCCGCGACGTCCGCGACGGCGTTGTCGTCGATCCTGAGTTTCTCGCGGTGCTGTATGAATTTCCGGAGGAGATGCTCGAAGCCGACGAGCACCTCGATCCTGCGAACTTCTACATCACCAACCCCAATCTGGGTCGCTCGGTCAGCCAGAAGTGGCTCGAGTCCGAGTTCAGGAAGGTCGAGAATGCGGAGGACGGCACCAAGCAAGTCTTCTACGCGAAGCATCTCAACGTCGAGATCGGCGTCGGGCTTCGCCACGATGCCTGGGTGGGCGCGGTCTACTGGACCGACGCAACGGTGCCGATCGAGGTTTGGGACGGCACGATCGAGAGCTTTCTGGCAATCGTCGAGGTTGCGGTCGCCGGCATCGATGGCGGCGGCCTGGACGATCTGCTCGGGCTGACTCTGATCGGCCGGCACCGCGATACCAAGGCCTGGTTGAGTTGGTCGCATGCCTGGGCGCAGCTCGACGTGTTCCAGCGCCGCAAGGATATCGTCAGCCGGCTGATGGATTTCGTCGCCGAGGGCACGCTCACAAAATGCGAGCACCCGACGCAGGATCTGATCGAGGTCGCCGATATCCTTGAGCAGGTGAAGACCGAGGGACTGTTTCCGGAAAAGTACGCGATCGGCCTCGACCCGCAAGGTGTCACCGCCCTTATAGACGAACTCGCCGGCCGCGGCTTCACCGAGGAGCAAATGCTCGCGATCTCGCAGGGTTTCCGGCTCTCGGGCGCGGTGTGGGGCGCCGAGCGCAAGCTCAAGGACGGCACGTTGATGCATGCCGACCAGGAGTTGATGTCCTGGTGCGTCGGCAACGCCAAGGCAGAGCAGCGCGGGAACGCGGTGCTCATCACCAAGCAAGTGGCCGGCAAGGCCAAGATCGACCCGCTGATCGCGTTGTTCAACGCAGTGATGCTCATGAGCCGTAACCCGATCGCTGTCGGTACCACCGTGTACGCGACGCGCGGGCTGCTGATGCTTTGACAGGAGGCGCTATGAGCCCAGATGCATATCAAGCGAAGGCCGGTTATCGGCGATCGCAGGCTGATGCCACGGTCATACGTCCGCGTGCGGATGCGACTGATGGGGGCCGCGAGTTCACCTCGCTCAATGACCCGTCGCTGGCAGCTTTCATCAACGGCGGGCGTGAGACGTCGACGGGCATCGTCGTCAATGAGGCGCGCGCGCTGCGCAACAGCACGTTCTTTCGCGCCATCAGCCTGATTTCCGCATCGATCGGCATGTTGCCGATCCACCTTATGCAGCGGTCGAAGGACGGGAAGGCGGTCAAGGCTCGCAAGCATCCGCTCTACCGCGTGCTGCACAAGCGGCCGAACGGGTTCCAGACGCCGTCCGAGTTCAAGAGCTACATGCAGACGTGTGCGCTGATGGACGGCAACGCATACGCGCTAATCATCCGCGGCCTGCGCGGCATCACCGCGCTGATCCCGCTGAAGCGTGGTTCGGTAAAGCCGCGGCTGACCGATTCGTGGGAAGTCGTATTTCGGTATCAGCGATCGGACGGCGGCTTCGTCGACCTGCCGGCGTCCGACGTCTTCCACTTCCGTCATCCGCTTAGCCGCGACGGGTTGAACGGCGTCAGCCTGCTCGACGTCGCGGCGGAGACGATCGGGCTTGCATCGGCGGCGGAAACGGCCGCCTCGCGGATCTTCAAGAACGGTTCGATGGTCGGCGGTGCGCTCGAGACGGACAAGAACCTCGGCGAGGAGGTGATCGGCCGCCTGCGCGACAGCCTCGAGGAGCGGTTCACCGGCACGGAGAACGCCGGCAAGTGGATCGTGCTCGAGGAGGGCATGAAGGCGAAGACGCTCGATACGTCCGCCAAGGATTCGATGCTGATCGAGACGCTTTCGCACCAGGCCGAGGAGATCTCGCGCTTTACCGGCGTGCCGCGCCCGCTGTTGATGTTCGATTCGACGAGCTGGGGCACCGGGATCGAGCAGCTCGGCCTGTTCTTCATCACCTACTGCCTCCTGGCATGGTTCGTCGCTTGGGAAGAGGCAATTTGGCGATCGTGCCTGACCGAAGCCGAGCAGGACGAATATTTCGCCAAGTTCAACGTCGGCGCGTTGCTGCGCGGCTCGCTGAAGGATCAGGCCGAATTCTTCGCCAAGGCGCTCGGATCGGGTGGCAGCCAGGCGTGGATGACGCCCGACGAGGTCCGCGACAATTTCGACCAGAACAAGATCGAGGGCGGGGACAAGCTGCCCGATCGCGTCGCCGCCAAGCCCGACGCCAAAACCAAGGAACCCGCCGATGCGTGACCGTTTCCGCTCCCGCGTGTTTGCACGCCAGCGCCCCGCAGCCCTGCCGATCCCCGCCGATCGCAAGGTGTCCGCGTTCACGCCCGCGCCCGTGCTCGAGCGCTGGGGCGTCGAGGCGGCCGGCGTGCGTGCCGTCGCCGGCGGTGACAACGTCATCACCATGTTCGAGCCGATCGGCTACGATTATTGGACCGATGGCGGCATCACTGCCCGCAAGGTCACCGCCCAGCTGCGCGCGATCGGCGATCGCCCGGTCGAGGTGCAGATCAACTCGGGTGGCGGCGACATGTTCGAAGGCCTCGCGATCTACAATGTCCTGCGCGAGCATCCCCAAGACGTCACGATCAAGATCATGGGCATGGCCGCGTCAGCCGCGTCGATCATCGCTATGGCCGGTGACCAGGTTGAGATCGGTGCCGCCAGTTTCGTCATGATCCACAATTGCTGGGTCGTGGCAGCCGGCAACCGTCACGACTTCCTCGAGACGGCCGCGTGGCTTGCGCCGTTCGACCAGGCGATGACCGATGTCTACGTCCACCGTACCGCGCAGAAAGCGGCCGAGGTTGCAAAGTGGATGGACGCCGAGACCTGGATGTCCGGCACGACCGCGATCGCGAACGGCTTTGCCGACGAGCTGCTCGGCGCCGACCAGATCACCGTCGACGACGATGCCAAGGCGTCCGATCGCAAGGTCAACGAGCTGCGCGCAATGGAGCTGACGATGGTGTCGGCCGGCTACACACGCACCGAGGCACGCGCGCGCATCAACAAGATCAAGGGCACGCCAGGCGCTGCCCGCGACACCGCCGACACGCCTGGCGCTGGCGGCGACTCTGAGTGGATCGGCGCTCTTGCCGGTCTCCTCGCTTCCACCACGAACTGAGAGGCTACCATGCTCTACAAGACGAAGACTGCCCTCGCGGCGGTGGCGACGGTGCTCGTCCATCCTTTCCGCGCCCGCATGGCCGGTGACACTGCCCTGGCGTCCCCTGCATCGGTTATCCCGGCATACGCGCTGCCAGCACCGCGCGCCGTGCATGCCCGTCCGCACGCCGAAGCGCCGACCGATCCCAAGGCGATGGTCGAACAGATCAGCGCGAACTGGGCAGCCTTCAAGACCGAGGTCGAAGCCAATGTCGGCAAGAAGGCCGACGACACGCTGGTCCAGGCGAAGCTCGGCGAGATCAACGCCGACATCACCAAGCTGGTGAAGGCCCACGACGAGATGGTCCAGAAGCTCGCCGCGGCGCAGCTCGGTGGCGCCGGCGCGATCGTGGATCCCGACGTCGCTGCGCACGACAAGGCGTTCGCGGGCTGGTTCCGCAAGGGCAACGAGCCGTCCTCGATGCGCGAACTCGAGGTGAAGGCGAAGCTCACCACGCAAAGCGATCCCGACGGCGGTTTCCTGGTCCCAACGACCATGGAAGCCGGCATCGATCGCGTGCTGGGTACGGTGTCGGCGGTCCGCTCGGCCGCGCGCGTTATCACCATCGGCGGGAGCGAATATAAGCGCCTCGTCTCGATGGGCGGCGCCACGTCCGGCTGGGTCGGCGAGGAGAACGAGCGGCCCGAGACGGACACCCCGGTCCTCCGCGAGATCGCGATTAATACCGGCGAGATCTACGCGAACCCGTACGCGACCCAGACCATGCTCGATGACGCCGTCGTCGACATCGCCTCGTGGCTCGCCGACGAAGTCTCGATCGAGTTCGCCGAGCAGGAGGGCAGCGCCTTCGTGCTGGGTGACGGCAAGAAGAAGCCGCGCGGCTTCCTCAACTACGACAAGGTCGCGAACAAGGACTACGGGACGGGCAAGACCTCGGCCTGGGGCAAGCTCGGCTTCATCGGAACGGGTGCCGCCAACGGCTTCAAGGCGGCCGGCGAGGGTGCCGACTGCCTGATGGATCTCTACTACGCCTTGAAGGCCGGCTACCGCGCCGGTGCCTCGTTCATGCTGTCGGACGAGGTCATGGGCACCGTCCGCAAGATGAAGGACGGCGAGGGTAACTACCTCTGGGCACCGCCGACGGCCGAAATGTCCGCTACGTTCCTCGGCAAGCCGACAATCACCGACGATAACATGCCGGGTGTGAACGCCGGTGAGTTTCCGATCGCGTTCGGCAACTTCCAGCGCGGCTACACGATCATCGATCGTCAGGGCGTGCGCATCCTGCGCGATCCATTCACCAAGAAGCCGTTCGTCGGTTTCTACACCACCAAGCGCGTCGGCGGCGGCGTGACCAACTTCGAGGCGATCAAGCTCCTCAAGATCGCCGCCTGATCGAGGCGGCTCCGGCCGCCAGATCCGCGCCGGCGGGCCGCGTCATGCCCGCCAACCCATCTCTTTTCTCGGAAGGATCGTCCCATGAAGGACATGCATTCCCATCTACTCATCGTGAGCGCGATCGGCGCCGTCTTGGCGTCGGCCGACGTCGCATCGCCCACGATCGACCTGCAGGGCTACAACGGCGCCGAGCTGGTGCTGGCGATCGGCGCCGGCGGCATCGCCTTCTCCGACGCCAACCGTATCGACGTCGTGCTGGTGCACGGCGACGACGGTGTCGATTTCGATCCCGTTGAGGCGAACGACATCCTTGGCGCGTCGGGGATCCTGGATGGCATCGTGAAGTCGTTCGTCGCCGCTCATGCGCAGCCGAGCGTCCACCGCTTCGGCTACAAGGGCGGCCGGCGATACCTGAAAGTCTCGGCGGACTTTGGCGGGGTGCACGGCACCGGCACGCCGATCGCGGTAATGGTCATCAAGGGCCACGGCGAAAACACGCCCGAAGTCGACCAGGCCTGATCGAGCAGCAGACGCGAGCGAGACGGGAGACCGCCATGACTGATCCTATTTCGCTCGCCGATGCGCGTTTGCAGCTGCGTCTGTCGGAAGACGACGTCGCTGAAGACAAGCTGCTGACCGGCTACATCGCAGCCGCCAAGCGCGTGTGCGTATCACAGACCGGTTTTTCCTTCGCAGAGGGTGCGCCCCGGGCGCCAAGCGCTGACGACCTGGCTGTCATCGCGCAGGCCATGTTGATGATGGTCGCGCACTGGTATGAAAACCGGGAGGACAGCGAACCGCAGACCAATGCGGTTTGGCTCCTCGGCACCATCCGCGGGCGCTCGCTGTGAAGGCCGGCAGCAAGCTCGATCGCTTCATCACGATCGAGCGGCCGAAAGCCAAGCGCGGACTGACCAGCGCCGGCGCTGGGACGTGGGAGCGCGTCACGGCAGTTTGGGCGAACGTCCAGGACGTGCTGCCCAGCCGCGCCGAGCGCCTGGCCGAAGGTATCAACGTCGCGACCAGGCCGGCGCGCGTCCGCATGCGGTTCCGTGAGGATATCACACCGGACATGCGCTTCGTGCTCGGATCGCGAATCATGCAGATCGTCGCCGGGCCGGCCGAGATCGGCCGACGCTACCGCATGGAGTTTATAGTCGAGGATTACAGCTCGGCCGGCAACGCCGCCTAATGGCGAAGCGGCGAGGCAATGCGGCAACGCTCCGCAGGCTCGAACAGCTGCCCGCGCTGCTTGCCGAGCGTGTTCTACCTGGTGCGGCGCGCGTCGGTGCCAAAGTTATTGCAGAAGAGGCGAAGAGCCTGCTCGGCGATCGTCGCGCAGATAGCGGGGCCGGCGGGAAGGTCCTGATCGCCGACTCGGTGAAGGTGCGGGGACGGAAGCGTGACGGTCTGCTGATCGCGCGCGTGCTCCTCGACGGACCCGGAGCCTATGTCGGTCGCTGGCTCGAATATGGAACCGACCCGCATTTTATCAGCGTCGACCCGGCATACCGGCAAGGCATGACAGCGCGACGGATCAACGAGCGCGTGTCGAACGGCGTTAGCGCGTTGCACTCGACGCTGATGATCAACGGCAAGGCCGTTGGCGCGACGGTCTATCACCCGGGCGCCGCTGCTCATCCGTTTCTACGTCCCGCCTACGACATGAAGCTCACCGCGGCCCGCGCAGCCGCGCAGGCATACATCCAGTCGCGCGTAAGCCGAGCCGGAATCCTCGGCACCGATGAGGGAGACGACGGATGACGGGTCTCGAGATCGTCGGCGCAATCCTTCAAGAGCACGAGCCGTTGCTCGAGCTGGTCGACGTCGAGAGCATGAAGGCGGGCAAACTCCCCGACGGCGTCGTCCTGCCGGCGTTGCTGCTCAGGACCGTCAGCTCGATCGACCGCCAGTTTCTGAAGAACAGCGGCTTTTACCGGGTGACCGATCGGGTCTCGGTCGCGGTCCGGGCGGCGAGCTACGACGATCAGATCAAAATCATCCGCATCGTGAAGCGGTGCTGCGGCGGGCTCACCGGCGACATCGGCGGCGGTCTGCGCGTCTCGATCTTCAATGCCGGCACCGGCCCCGATCTCGGCGGCCCCGCCAACAGCTTCGAACAGACCCACGATTTCCGCGTCTCTTTTGACGATCCAGCCTGAAGGAAACGATCATGTCCAAGACCCACTACGCGACCCGCAGTTTCACCGATGCCGGCACGCTGCGCGCCTTCGAAAACGCCAAGCCCGTCGAGGCCGACGCGGGCACGCTGGCTAATTACAAGGCGGCCGGCCTGGTGACCACCGACCAGCCGCAGGCTGTTTCCGGCAACGAGGATCAGGACGCCTCGCACGCCGAGTAACCCCTTCGCCCGGCGCCCGCCGGGTGGATCACACGCCGGCCCGCGCCGGCACCACTACCCAGGAGATTGAATTATGGGTCTTCAGACCGGAGCGGGCTCGTCGATCGCGATCAGCGTCGCCGCGCCCGCCACCCAGGACGTCGCCGGCTACGCCGCCCTGTCGTACACCGAAGCCGCCAACTGCGAGAAGATCGGCACGATCGGCGCCACGTTCGCCAAGACCGAATTCCAGCCGCTGAAGGGGCCGAAGCAGAAGCTGAAGGGCAGCGCCGATTACGGCTCGCTTCAGCCGTCGTTCGGTCTGGACGAGGGTGACGCCGGCCAGACGCTGTTCCGCACGGCGGCCGATGATGAGACGAACGCGCTCTACTCGGTCCGAGTGACCTACCAGTCGGGTGCGAAGCGATATTTTCAGGGCCGTGTCTTCGGATGGCCGGAAACGATCGACGGTGCGGATCCCGTCACGATGGCCATGCCCACCGTCGAGATCTGCTCGAAGATCGTCCGCGCGCCGGCCGCTTGATCCCCCTTCCGGCGCCCGCGACGCCGACTTCCCTCTATGTGCCGACCTGCTCCGCTATCGCGGGTGTGGGGCGGGTCGGCGCACCATCTTCCCGCGAAGGATGATTTATGACCGCCAAGCTTTTCAACATCGCCTCCCTTGCTGTCGCCGCAACCGCGATGCTTCACGTCAAGGGCCCCACCGGCGAACCGCTGTTCGCAGACGGTGACCGCTCGCGCCCGATCCGCATTCATCTGCATGGCCCTGGCAGCGACGTCGCCGGCGATATCGAGTCCCGCCAGTCGGCCCGCGCCGTGAAGCGCATGCAGGATAATGACGGCAAGATCACCGTCGCCACGCGCGAGGAGCGCATCGCCGAGACGTCGCAGGATCTCGCCTCGTTGACCGCAAGTTTCGAGAACTTCGAATATCAGCCGGAAGGCGCGACCGAGCCGCTCGTCGGCGAAGCCATGTTCCGTGCCGCCTATGCCGACCAGTCGCTCGGCTACATTACCAAGCAGGTCGCGAAGTTCTTCGGCGACTGGGGAAACTTCAACGCCGCATCGAAAGCGGCCTGACCCTCTACGTCCGGCAGTTGGCGTGGCTCAATGCCACGCCGAAGCCGGATCCTGGCACCAAGCGGGCCAAGATCGCCGACGATCAGCCGCGGCTTAGCCGGATGGAAGACATGAAGCGGCGCAAGCTCACGCCGAAGATGCCGCCTAACCCCGCGCCTCACATTTTCGACTGGCTGATCGAGATCGGCCTGACTGAGGCCGCGGGTATGGGCGCGGCGCCGATCAGCTCGCGCGAGCTGGCGGCGTGGCAGGATAATACCTGCGTACGGCTGGCCCCCTGGGAAGCTCGGCTGATCCGGAAACTGTCGGCAGCCTACCTTGCCGAGGGCCGACGTGCCGAGACCGAGACCTGCCCGCCGCCTTGGCGCGCGCCGGTGACGCAGCGTGAACTTGATGTGGAAGAAGCCCAGCTGCGCAGGTTGCTTGGCTGACGAACCGGGAGGGTTGCCATGCTCGATGATGACTCTTCCGGTCTCGGCGTAGATTTCACGATCAACCCATCTGAATCGTTCGAGATGATGGCGAAGCTGCTTTCCGTCATGTCGTCGGCCGAGGGCAAGATTCTCGCCAGTGCGACCAAGATTGAGGGCAGCACGTCGTACATGGTCAAGCTGGACGGTCCGGCCGCCAGCGTGAAGCAATTCGCTACGACCGCGACCCGCGAGATGAACACCGTGCGCTCGGCGCTGGACGGGGCAGGCTTGTCCGTCGAGGCGCTGGCGCGCGTGGCTAGCCAGGCGGCCGGGATCTCGATTGTGGGGCCGGCAACGTCGCGTGACGCCGCCAACGCTACGCGCGAGATCAACCGGACCGAGAAAGAGATCGAGCGGCTCATTTTCACCATGGACCGCGAAGCTGCGACCGTCGGCAAGACGCGGGAGCAGCTGCGCGATCAGCGGATCGAAACTCTGGCACTGACCGCGGCAGAGCGCGGACTCGGCGAGGCGAACGATCGCCTGTTCGCCAGCGCACGCAATCTGCAGGCCGTCCGTGACGCGCAGGCACAGGACCGCGACGCGGCCGCGACCGCGGCGGAAGCTGCTGCCGCGCGCGAGCGGGCAAGCGCTGAAGCAATGGTCAATGCGCAGCTGCTCGAGCAGTCCCGTCTCGAGGCAGCGCTGGCGCGCACGAACGGCGCCGATCGCCCGCGCGCAACCGACGCCGGCGCGTCCTTCAGCGCGCTGTCCGCGAAGTTTGCCGAGGACGAGGCTCGCGCCGCGCGCACCGCCGCGGCCGAGGTCAAGATGCTGGCCGACGAGCATGGCCGCCTAGCCGCGTTGGTGCGCGGCTCGCACGATGCGCAGGTCGCTGATGCAGCCGCGGCCGAGAAGCTGCGCATGGCGACGGACCCGCTGTACGCCGCAACCAAGCGTCTCAATGCCGAGGTCGCGGAGTCGACGCGGCTCTATCATGCGGGCGCAACGGCCCCCGCCGAATATGCCCGCCAGCAGGACGTCCTGAACGACCGCCTCCGACAGAGCACGATCGCACACGAAGGCATGGATGGATCACTGCGAAAGAGCGGAGGTGCGCTGAAGAACATCGCCGTCCAGCTTCCCGACATTACGCAGGGCCTCCTTACCGGCCAAAAGCCTATGCAGGTGCTCATACAGCAGGGCGCGCAGATCTTTCAGGTCGCGCAGATGGCCGAGGGAGGTCTGAAGGGCTTTGCCGCGGAAGTGG